TAAAGAAAGAAATTAATTAACTAAAAAGAACTAATTAATATAATACTATATTAATACTTAATACTTAATACTTAATACTTAATACTTAATACTTAATACTTAATACTTAATACTTAATACTTAATACTTAATACTTAATACTTAATACTTATATGTAAATTTTACCAATCGTGAAAAAAAAGTAAAGAGAAAAAGTTTTCAACCATGGGTATATTTATAATAAACGATAAAAGTAAAAAAATAAGAAAACACAATGGCGGATTTATTAATGAAAATGCCGATTCCTTACGAACCTAAAAGACAGAATAGGTTTATTTTAAGGTTTCCTTCATCTTTGGGTATCAATGAATGGTTCGTAGAATCTACTGCCAGACCTCACATTACGATTAACCCAACAGAAATACAATTTTTAAACACCTCAACATATGTTGCAGGCAGATTTACCTGGCAAACAATTCCAGTTACATTCCGTGACCCAATCGGCCCTTCTGCAGCACAAGCTTTAATGGAGTGGGTCCGTTTACACGCAGAATCTGTAACAGGCCGTATGGGATATGCAGCAGGTTATAAAAAAGATATTGACCTCGAAATGCTTGACCCAACGGGTGTTGTTGTAGAAAAGTGGATTCTTTACGGAACATTCCTTACAGATGTAAACTTCAATTCCCTTAACTATTCTCAAGATGGCTTAGCTACAATTTCAGCAACCTTAAGAATGGACCGCTGTGTATTGATTTACTAAATTATTTATTTATTTTTTTTACTGAGTATATTTAACCGTAGAGCCGAACTCTACGGTTTTTTTTATTATGGACCAAGAAACTTTAAATTACTCACAACAGAATTTCTCACTACCTCATGACGTAGTACCACTCCCCTCTCAAGGAACTTTTTATAAAAATAAAAAGGGTTCCATCAAGGTGGGGTATTTAACAGCAAGTGATGAAAACATCCTTATCGCTGGGGGTAAAGATATGACCCTAAATTTACTAAGGGCTAAAATCTACGAACCAGGAATTAGACCTGAAGAATTACTTGAAGGAGATATAGAAGCTATATTAATTTTTTTAAGAAATACAGCTTTTGGTCCTACGATAGAACTTAATCTGAAAGACCCAAAAACTGGTAAATCATTTCAGGCTACGGAAAGATTAGATGAACTAAACATAAAACGTGGAATATCTCCAGACGAAGATGGGCTTTTTGCAGTGACACTCCCAGTTACAGGAAAAAATATTAAATTAAAACCATTAACATTTGGAGAGAGTAATGAAATTACTAATCTAATAGAAACATATCCCCAAGGTAGAATTGCTCCAGCAAGAACCTGGCGTTTGCAAAAAGAAATAGTTGTGGTTGAGGGCATTTCAGACAAGGCAGAATTACAAAAATTTGTAGAAACTATGCCCCTCGCAGATTCTAAATTCATAAAAAAATTCATGATTGAAAATGAACCAAAACTAGATATGGTTCGAGTTGTTATTGCCCCGTCAGGAGAAAAGCTGTCTGTGAACGTCGGCTTCGGGGTTGACTTTTTTCGCCCTTTCTTCTGATTACCGGCAGAATCAAATAGATGAATATTATTACCTTTCCCAACTATTCAATATTTCTTATTCTGATTTTATGGGAATGCCAATATTTATTCGCAAATATATGTTGAATAAGTGGGTGGAAGAAAAAGAGAAAAAATAATTCCACTTCTATTTATATTGTAAACAAATTGTATGGCCGATAATCCAAATTTGGAAGATGAAGTTTTCAAAAAATTCCTAGGTGAATCAGCAGATATTTTAGGTAACATTGGAAGAATACAGGATGGTATTTCCAATATCAATAGGAGCTTTGGTGAAACTAGAAGTCGTTATTTAGAATTCGCTGAGGTTGTATCGGACAACGTAGCTGATTTTGTAAGGTTAGGAGGTGAAGCTAGTGACATCAGTGTTACAATTGCAGGAATAGCTGAAGGTTCAAGAAGAAATGTTGTTGCTACAGGTGAAACTGTTAAGGAAATTTTTGCCACAGCAACATACCTTGAAACTACAAGCGCAAAACTCACTGAAAATTTTGCTATAATCGGGGTTGAAATGTCCGACGTTGCTGAAACTACAAAAGAATCTGTTGATTACATACAATCCTTGGGTCTAAATGCAAGAACAGTTATGGAATCCGTCTTAACAAGGATGGAAGACATGAACCGGTTTAACTTTGAGGGAGGGGTACTTGGGTTTACTAAAATGGCGGCACAGGCTTCTATGTTACGTTTTGACATGGGACAAACTGTTGAATTTGCAGATAAAGTAATGAATCCAGATGGGGCAATTCAAATGGCTGCGGCATTTCAACGATTAGGTGTTGCTACTGGGGATTTGGTTAACCCACTTGTTTTAATGGACAAATCTATTAATGACCCAGGAGGTTTACAAGATTCGATTATCGAAATGACCAAACAATTCACATACTTTGATGAAGCCACTGGTAATTTTAAAATCAATCCAGGAAGTATTCGTCTCCTAAAAGAAATTGCCTCAGAGACAGGTCTTAGTTTTGAAAATATGACTAAAACCGCTTTAGCCGCTTCCGACATGGATAGAAGACTCAGTCAAATTTCGTTTGGTATACAAGGAAGTGAAGAAGACAAAATGCTTGTAGCCAACATGGCCAAAATGGGTGAGAATAGAAAATTTTATGTTGAATTTGAGGATGAAACAGGAAAAAAACAAACTCAAGCTTTAGAAAATTTATCACAAGCTCAATTTGAGCAGATAAAATTACAACAAGCAAACAAGCCCAAAACCATGGAAGATTTGGCAAGAGCACAACTAGATACCGACAAATTGATACAAAGAGACATAGCAGCACTTCCAATGAGTTTAGGCTATGCACTTGCTGGTCAAACTGGTTTAGTACGAGGTATTGAAACCTTGAGAGACGGCTTCAAAGAATTTACCAAAGAAGCATATGGTGGTGAAAATCAAATTCCGACAACTAAAGAATTTAGAGAAGCTTTCCAAGGTGTTGGGGATAAGCTTGGTGATGTTGCAAACGATTTTATAATGGGCAAAACATCATTAGAAGAGCTTAAAAATGAGTTGCTTAATAGCGTGATGAACGAAAGTATCAATTTAAATTTGGGCACAAGGTTGAATAACATCATAGAAAATTTTAATAAAGTAACTGAGAGAGGGGAAAAAATTCAAAATGTTCTAGGAACAACTCCAGATAACAGATATTCAAGCTGGGAAGAATATCAAAAACAACAAAATCAAAGAGGTCAAACAACAATTTCAGGACAAGTTGCTGTTGGAGGAACAATTAATATAAAGGTGGATTCCCCATCAAACTTAACAGAGCAACAAGTATTTAACATTTTTAACAACCCAGAAGTACAGACACAAATGTTTAAGATTATCAAAGGGATGTCAGAGGGACTAATCAAACCCTTAGAAAAAAAATAATAAACTTCTATTTATCAATAAAAAGTTATAATGGCAAGCCCACTAGATTTCCCTAGTTCAGAAGTTTTCAGAAAAAAACTTGTAGTAAGAAATTTAGTACCTTACAAAAAATCACCAAAGATACCAGACCCCCCCTATAACTACGAAACTATTCAAAGGGATTTGTCCCCAGTTGACACTGACGATTCCCTAATAGATACACCAATTCTTGCCAACTTACTTTATCCCTTAAACCAATACGGTGCTGAGGGTGGGTACAAACAAGTACCTTATATTGGCGCTTTACAGAACACAAATAGCAACGAAGGGGAGTATGGGTTCCAAGATGCTAATATTATTGATGAAGGGTTTTCTGCTGCTCAAGTAGGATTTCCAGGAATAGCTCCAGCATGGAAACCTCTTAATGCTTATGCTAGTACCGACCAGTTAACGGATTCAGCTGAATTTTTTGGTTCATTAGAAATTCTTACACAGAATAATGGTCGTTCCACAAATGCACAACCATATCCGAATTTCAATCCTTCATCCTACCCTTTAATTGGTATAATGTTAAATCCAGACCCGCAAGGTTCTGATGGATTATTATCAAGCGATTCGTTTTTGGCTAAACTAGGTGCCACATCACTTAGAAGGCAGATTGAATACAACATCGCACAGCAGATTAGAAACAACACTCGTGGGCGTGCTAATTTCTTAAATGTAAACGGGGGGGAAGACATACTGGCGTTTATCAATGGTAGAGTACCTCTGTTAGAGCCAAACTGGAATATCACGGAGGGCTCAACCGTTGTTGGTGCTGCTGCTGGTTTATTGAATAGAATTTCAGGTTCATACGCACCTTTTTCTGTTATCCCAGGAAACTATTTTGACCCACAAATAAACAGCAGAATACCGACAACCGGACAACAATTAGCATCCGCATTCTTAGGGGCAAATGCTGCAGCAGGGCTTGGAAGATTTTTTGCTAGATTAAATTCCCAATCAAATTTAAGGGGTTCAATATTATTTTTAGAAAATACGGGTGGGGGACAAAGGTCACAACTTTTCAAAAATATTGATTTCAACCTTTACAAACCTGGTTATGACAGACCAATCTTTGATAGAGTAGCAGGAGCTCTGCAGGGAAGAAATACGAATAATGGTGAATACTATATCGGCAGTGTCAAGTCAGAACCTAGTCAAGTATTTTCACCGTCTGGAGATGTACCCGTAGACCAATTTGGACGTGAAATTCAAGCGCCAGTATATGGGCCCCAAGAATTAGCCCAACTATATGAGGGTCCTGGTCAAGCTTTAAATCTTGGCGCCAATGGGCCAACCTATAGTAGTGGTGGTGATATTGTTGGTGGATTTACCTGGGTATCTCCCAAATTTAAAGGGAATGCCGGTAAATTCGTTGGACAAGGGGGAGACCCAGTTGCTGAAGACCCCGATTTTAGACCGTCTGCTTACCAACCTACTGAATCAACAGAGTTTGAGTTCAGACAGGGGTCTATTATGGATGATACCCAAAGGATTATTGATTCCCAACCAAGAGGTGGTAGAAGACTTCAACACGTGGGTAATGCCATTGACCAAGTATCCAAAGTTTTCAATGATGGATATAAAGAAATTACCAAGGGTTCGAAAGTAAAAAGATATGTTGGAGCAATAGGTGCCGAGGTTGGTGTAGAGTACTGCAGAATTTTTCAAAAAGATACTCCCTATTTGCAATATAATGATTTGCAAAAAGTTGATGGTATTACAACCGAAGGAAGAAGATTTTCTTATTCAATTTTCGACAAGACTTATAATTTAAACATTGCCCCAAACAAAAGAGAAGGTGGCCAGGATTCAACAAACATTATAGGTGGTCCAAATGGTTATGCGAAAAAATACATGTTTTCTCTTGAAAACCTTGCCTGGAGAACTTCAAATAGACCAGGTTATACTGTGGCTGATTTACCTGTTTGTGAAAGAGGCCCGAACGGAGGTCGAGTTATGTGGTTTCCACCATATGGTTTAACATTTAGTGAAAGTACTAGAGCAAGTTTTAAACAAACAGATTTTATCGGTAGACCAGAACCTGTATTTACCTATTCAAACAGTTCTCGTTCAGGTTCGTTGAGTTGGAAGATAGTTGTTGACCACCCATCAGTATTGAATATGTTAGTCAACAGAGTTCTTAATGATACCAACATTAGACAAAGAGCTGATGATATTTTGGATTCTTTTTTTGCTGGTTGTAGAAAATACGACTTATATGAGCTTGCTAGAAAATATTACACGGTCAACCCAAATGATATTTTTGAAATTCAACAAAGACTTCAGACAAAAAATGTGCCTGGAGAAGATGTTGAATATTATGTAAGAACAATTCAAACTGGTGGTTTTAACACTACTGATGGTGGTACTCAAGGGGGTGGAGGCACCTCAGCGGTACAAAACGCAGGACTACCCACAGGATACGATTATCCGGCTATACAACAATACGGTTTATATTTTGATAATGACATTCCAAAACCAAGAATAACAGTTGATAATTTTTTAGTGTATTACAACAGTTATGTTACTAGTACAAATAAAGATTTTTACAAAACAAAGGCTGCAAAATTCAACGAAGCGGACCAAGTTAGTGCTTTTTTCACTCAGGTTGTTGAAGGTAACAAAAATAAAATTGAAGAAATGTTACTGAAATTGAATGAAGATTTGGGTAACGACCCAAAAGCCACTTGTTTTATAGAACTCGAAAGCAGTGCTTCGAATCCTCAAACACCCGAATATAATAAGGAACTGTCTGTTAGACGAATGGAATCTGCTGTAAAATATATTTTGAGTATAGGCAATCTTAGTACTTATTACCCGGCACGTTTAACCCTAAACACCGATTCAACCTTAGGTGAAAACGTCTCAGGATTGAAAGTGTCGCCTGTGGGGGAAAATGCTCAAACTTTTAATACTTTTGACTGTTCATCCTCGGAACAGGACCGATTGTCCAAAGATGCACAAGTTTACACTGTTAACGCCATGGCGTGCAGAAGAACCATTATCAAAAGCATTAATTTTGTTTCGTCACCAGCCCCAGTGGATGTTGATGTTCCAGAAGAAATACCATTTTTCGATGAACAAATTATTGAACAAAGAAGAGCAAAAAAACCTGTTACCGAGGTTGTTGAAGAGACCGTGTTTAGAGATAACATCACTAAGAGAGTTTTGAGAAGTTTGCTCTCTGAATGTGATTACTTTGAAGTTATCAAACAAGACACCCCGATGGTTTATGATAGTTTGAGAGAAAAACTTAAATTTTTCCATCCGGCCTTTCACTCAATAACACCAGAGGGATTGAATTCTAGATTAACTTTTTTGCAGCAATGCATGCGCCCAGGGGATACAATTCCTACAGTTCAAGTTGATAATCAAGGGGGAAGTACATTACAGTACAACAATGCTGTAAATACCTCTTTTGGCACCCCACCAGTATTAATCCTTAGAGTTGGTGATTTTTTCCACTCTAAAATAATACCGGACAACCTAAACATTACCTATGAAGATTTAGATTTAAATCCTGAAGGCATAGGTGTTCAACCAATGATAGCAAACATCACACTATCGTTTCAATTTGTAGGAGGCCAAGGTTTAAAAGAATCTGTTGATAAATTGCAAAACGCACTTTCGTTTAATTACTATGCTAACACAGAAATTTACGACGATAGAGCTGATGCCACCGATGATAGTTACAAAGTTATTGACCAACAATTCCTGGACCAACTGAACCTCAAAACCCCACCACCAACAATTAACCAGGCAACTAACACTCAACCAAAAAGTAATTTAGAGTTTATTGGTAAAGTGTTAACAACAACAAATACGCCTAATGGAAATGTTGGGACAATACAATATAAAGACTATATGACTGGTTTGGTTGCTCAAACACAAAACTATTTTGCGACT